CGCGAAAATCAAAATCAATCAGAGCCGCCATTACGCCGAAATTGAACTGTACGGACGCGCCAACCGGTTTTATTTCTTCGGCGGAAAAGACGAATCCAGTTATCAGCTGATTCAGGGCATGACACTTGCAGGGGTTCTCTTCGATGAAGTCGCCCTGATGCCCCGTTCCTTTGTGGAGCAGGCTCTGGCAAGATGTTCTGTGAGCGGCTCGAAATTCTGGTTCAACTGCAATCCGGAATCGCCGGAACACTGGTTTCATAAAGAGTGGATTCGCAAAAAGGATGAAAAACACGCCCTGCACCTTCACTTCACAATGGATGACAATTATTCTCTGGAACAGTCTGTCAAGGAACGCTATGAACGTATGTATTCCGGCGTGTTCTATGACAGATATATCAAGGGGCTGTGGGTTCTGGCAGACGGACTTGTCTATCCGATGTTCCGGAAGTCCGTCCACGTTCACGAAATTCCAGAAAAACTGCCGTCCGGCGAATATTATATCTCAGTCGATTACGGTACGCTGAATCCGACTTCTATGGGGCTGTGGTATCTGACTGATGACGGTCACGCCTACCGAATCCGGGAAAGCTATTTTGATGCCCGAAAACGCGGCTTTTCCCGGACTGATGAAGAACATTACAAGGAACTCCGGAAGCTCGCCGGAAATCTGATTCACAGAATCGAATGCGTGATTGTCGATCCGTCCGCGGCAAGCTTCATTGAATGCATCCGGCGGCATGATGAATTCTCCGTCCGGAAAGCAAACAACAGCGTGCTTGACGGAATCCGCAACACTGGAACGCTCCTGAAAGAACAGAGACTTTACTTTTCGCCGGAATGCAAGGACATCATCCGGGAATTCGGACTCTACTGCTGGGACGAAAAAGCCGCCGAAGACAGAGTCATCAAGGAAAACGACCACGCTATGGACGATATGCGCTATTTTGTTCACACCGTCATGCGGCATAACGTCCCTGATTTTCTGGAGATAAAGGAGACGGAATCATGAAAATTTTTGATTTTATTGCAAGGCTTTTCGGAAAGTCAAAAACTGCCGAAAAGACCGTTTCTCCTGAAATGCAGTCCGCTCTTGATGCCTGGCTTGCCATGTACCAGCATCAGGACAGCACGCCGAACAATAATAACAGTCTGAATCTGCCTGCGGCGATCGCTTCAGAATTTGCAAGGCTCGTCATGGCGGAATCCGAAATTTCTGTCAGCTCGCCTTATCTGGACAAGCAGTTCCGGAAGTTCCTGAAACGGTTCCTGATCAGGGCAGACCTGGCTTTCGCACTCGGCAGCATGGCCTTCAAGCCCTATGTGTCCGGAAAGAAAATTCTTGTTGACCTCGTCCGCGCGGACAGATTCGCGCCGACTGCTTTTGATGATTCCGGTCAGGTAACTGCCGCCGTGTTCCTGTCAAGAAAAGTCATCGGCAGGACGTATTATACCCGGCTCGAAACGCATACGTTCCATGTCGAAAATCAGACCTATACCGTCGAAAATAAAGCGTATTTTTCGCTTTCTCCGGATTCGCTCGGCACAGAATGCGGTCTGCAAGCCGTTCCCGGCTGGGAAAACCTACAGGAAATCCAGACAATCAGAAATATTGAAAAGCCTCTGTTTGCCGTCTATCAGAATCCGTCAGCAAATACGATTGATTTGGATTCTCCTGTCGGTTCTTCCTGTTTCGCTCACGCAGAAGATCTCATTCAGGAAGCCAATCAGCAGTGGGCGCGGATCCAGTGGGAATTCAAGGGCACGGAACTCGCTGTCGATGCCAGACAAGACCTGTTCCCCCGTGATGAAAACGGTCTCCGTCCTGACCTGCCGGTCGGAAACAAGAGAATGTTCCGGAAATATGCCGCCAATCCCGAAGACAAGCTTTCCGATGCCCTGCAAACCTTCTCCCCGGAAATCCGCGATATTTCGCTCTTTAACGGCCTGAATCATATCTTACAGCGAATCGAATTCAATGTCGGGCTTGCTTACGGAACACTTTCCAATCCGACTGACATCGAAAAAACTGCGCAGGAAATTCTCAGCTCCAAGCAGAGAAGCTATGTTCAGGTTTCCAAAATGCAGAACGCCTTGCAGGATGCTTTTGAAACTCTCGTCTATGCGATGGGTGTCTATGCCGATCTTTATGACCTCGATTCTGCGCGGAATCCGGTATTGTCCTGCAACTGGGGCGATTCCGTTCTCGAAGATCCTGACAAGGAATTCCAGAGAAGGGCGCAGCTCGTCGCCATGGGTGCGCTCCGCCCCGAATTCCTGCTCGCCTGGTACTTCCGCATTCCGGAAGATACGGCATCCGATATGATGCCCGGAAATTCTGTCCTGTTCGGAGGAAAAAATGCTGACTCCATCACAATATGAACATCTCTGCGATGATATCGCCGTTCTGTACGGTCAGCTGGAAGAAAGCATCATTCAGGATATGGCGCGGCGTATGATGAAAATGGGCTATGTTTCGGACTCCACGGCATGGCAGGCCGGACTCCTCCAGGAATCCGGAATGCTCTATGAAGATATCCTGTCTGAAATTTCCCTGCTGACCGGTCAAACCTCCCAGGAACTCCGCAGAACTTTTGAAAATGCCGGAATTACGGCAGTCCGGAACGATCAGCACTATTCCGGACTGCTTCCCGGAATCGCCGCCGCACCTCGCTCCATGAGCGACAGCGCACTACAGATTCTCAATGCCGGCTACATCAAATGCGCCGGAAATCTCAGGAATCTCACACTGACGACCGCTGTCACATCACAGCAGACTTTCATTCAGGCCTGCAATCTCGCGTATATGCAGACGACTTCCGGCCTCATGGACTATCAGACCGCCATCCGCAGAGCCGTCCAGAGTGCCGCCGCTTCCGGCTCGCATGTTCTCTATCCGTCCGGCCATCGTGACCGGCTGGATGTCGCTGTCCGCAGAGCTGTCCTGACCGGGTTCGGCCAGACTGCCCGGCAGATCGCTCTCCAGAACGCTCAGGATCTCGAATGCGACCTCATGGAAATCACCGCTCATTCCGATTCCCGGCCGTCCCATGCGGAATGGCAGGGGCAGATCGTTTCCCTCTCCGGCAGAAAAGGCTATCTCACTCTTAACGACATCGGCTACGGTTCGCCCGATGGTTTCGGCGGCGTGAACTGCCGTCACGACTGGTTCCCGTTTTTCGAGGGAGTCAGCGTTCGTGCCTACTCCGATGAACGCCTCCGGGAGCTCCGGGAACCACATATTGATATCGGCGACGGGAATCTCTATACCGATTACGAAATCACGCAGAAACAGCGTTACTACGAACGGCAGATCAGAGAGAAAAAACGTCAGGTCATCGCTGCCGATGCCGCCGGAGACAAGGCCGAATTCCAGAAAAAATCCGTCCAGCTGAAAACCGCTGAACAGAAACTCAAAGACTTCTGCAAGCTGACCGGATTCCAGAATGACAAGTCCCGCACCTGGGTCAACGGCTTCGGCAGGAGCATTTCTCAGAAAGCCGTTCATGCCAACAAAAACTATCGGAATCCGCCTTCTGCGCCTTCGCCGCCTTCTGTTCCCAAATCTCCGAAGCCTTCCAGTCCTTCCGGTTCAGCCGCCAGATCCTTGACAAATCCGGCTGGAAGTGGTATAATGAATGCAAGAAAAGATTCTTCTTCTGACAAAATTCAGTGGCCTGCAAAAGGAAAAAATCTTTCTAAAGAAGATTTCAGAACACTGCGAGATTACGCTGCTTCCAAGGGTGTTGCTTTAACTGGTTTTAAAACTTCTGATGCCGATGTTCAACTCATCAAAGATGAACTTGACAGTATCTCACAAATTGTTAAAATGTTTCCGGAACTGCTGGGAAACAACAGAAAACCACTGACTTTTGCTTTAGATGAGTACATGGATTCTAATGATTTTGCAATAACAAACAGAAGGATGCCCAATGTGGTTCGGCTCAACGCAGATGCTTTCAGAAATCTGGAAAAACTGAAAGAAGAATATGGAAAACTCGTTCAGAACGGTTGGTTTGTGCAGGGAACTGATTATAAATCTATTGTAAAGCATGAACTCGGTCATCTTTATCAAGCGGTTCATCACATCAGAGATGATGAAATTATCCGGATTGCTATGAAAGCTTCTGAAACTAATAATAAAAGTGAACTGTTTCAATTCTTGAAAAAATATTTGTCTGCTTATTCAAGTGATTTTTCAGATGGTTCCGAAATTATTTCAGAAGTATTTTCCGACTTTTTCAGTAATGCAAGACCAACAAAATTCAGTCTAGAATTCATGAAAGAACTTTTGAAAGGGCGTGAGGACAATGACAGCGGACAAACGTAAAGTGCAGCAAATGACATATTGGATGACGAATGAATCCTGGTGGAAATATAACGAAAATGGAGAAGCTGAAATTTTGCCAACAGCTCCGGAAAAAGCTCAGGAAAGCTATCATTTCTACAGGCAGATACAGAAGGAAAATGATGAAGCTTTTGAACGATTGGCTAATACCTCACCTGATGAAGTGGATTAGCAGATTGTATTGAAGGCTGTGAAAAACTATGATAAATGTAGAAGAAGCATGTGAAGCAGTTCATAAAATTTTTAAATTCAGATGTATCGGTGCTATCCAAGAAACACCAGAATTATTCATCATAGGCCTGTGTGGACCCAATGGAGAGACTATGTATATTTCGCCATTTTCTGTTGATAAGAAAACCGGAAAAGTTGATGACTATTTTCCGCCCGATCATTATGATGAATTTATAAAAGCTGTTCCGGTAGAAATTCCAGAACAGTACCGGGTAAAGAATGATGTTTCTCCGGATAAATAAGAATCTCGTCCGGAGAAAGACGGGAAGAAAGGAATCGCTATGAATGGAAATTTTGTACAAATTACGGAAAATAATGGTATTTTCATTAACGGCACAAAAATCAGTCAGGTTCTTGACTATTCTTTGAAGGCGACACCGCACGGCATGGAGATGTCAATCAGATTTGATGTCGGCAGGTTTGAAGCTCCGGAACATGCTCCGGAAACTTCGGAAGAACTCAATGCTCTGTATGAAAGAGTTATTGCACTGGAAGAAAAAACTGATCGGCTGACTAAGATGCTCTGTCATATACAGCATGATCTGAAAAATTGACAGATTAACCGCCCGTTGTGGGCGGTTTTCTGATACCTGAAACGAGGTGAATCAATTGGAACTGTACGGATATTTTAACGATATCAATGAATGAAAAATACCACAAAAAGGCTGATTCAGGCCTTATTTTTATACCCGGAAGGAGAATTTTCATGTACAAAGAAATTCTGAAAGATCAGCTTGAAAAATTGCAGAATTATCAGAAGAAGTGCGGTTCTGGAATAGAGTCTGCTGAATTTATCCGTCTCAGCGGCATGATTCAGGAAACGGCCGGAAGGCTGGAAAATGCTGTTCAGACCACGCTGGAAACGGGAACAGAGCTGTCCTGCCCCGTGCGGAAAGAAGAACTGCTGGAAGATTTTTCGACAGAAGAACTCGTCAGGGAACTTGAAAAGCGCGGAGCGGCAAACATTCACAGGACGGATGACAAGAATTTATTTGTCTTCATTGGTAATTTTTATACTGATTAAACAGCATTTAAATATCGTTAAAACAGGCTTTTAAGCCTTATTTTTATTTCAAGAAAAGGAGCGTTTTTTCTATGGCAGAAGAAATCAAAGAAACCGAAATCACTGAAACCAAGGCGGAAACTCCGGCGGAAAAGACCTATTCCGAAGCGGATTATACAGCCCTCAAAAATCAGCTTGATGAAGCCAATCAGGCAATCCAGAACTTCAAAAATATGGATATCGACGGCATCAAGAAATCTGCTGACGAATGGAAACAGAAAGCCGAAGCTCTGGAACAGGCTCAAAAAGAGCGTGACTATTCCGACAAGCTCGACAAGTTTGTTGCTTCCCAGAACATGAAGAACGCCATCTATGCGGCACATCTGAAAGGTCTGCTGAAAGATGCAGAACTCAGATTCGACAAGGACGGCAGCCTGATCGGCGGCGCGGATATCGTGCAGAAACTGAAAGCTTCCTGTCCTGATGCCTTCGCTGATGACAAGCCCAGACCCGAATTCGTCGGCAGCACGCCCGGCAATACCGTCAGAACGCCCGATGATGATGCCATCCGCAGAATCATGGGCCTGAAATAAGGAGGATTTTTTCTATGGCTAATTCTATCGCTCTTATCAGCAAGTACATCGCCCTGCTTGATGAAGTCTACAAGCAGACCACTCTCACGGCCGACCTCGAAGCCGGTTCTGCACAGATCCGCCAGGGCAGCAATGCCAATGAAATTCTGTTCCCGAAAATGACCCTCGACGGTCTGGGCGATTACTCCAGAAGCTCCGGCTATGTCGACGGCAGCGAGTCCCTGACATGGGAAACCAAGCAGTTCAATTATGACCGGGGCAGAAAGTTCAACGTCGATGCCATGGACAACGAGGAAACTGCCGGAATCTCCTTCGGACTGCTGTCTTCTGAATTCATCCGGACAAAAGCCGTTCCGGAGCTGGATGCCTGGCGGTTCGCAAGCTATGCCGCCAAGGCCGGAACCAAGCGCACAAATCAGACCTACTCTACAGGTGACGGCATTCTGGCCGCCCTGACGGAAGCCAATACGGCTCTCGATGAAGCAGAAGTTCCCTATGAAGGCCGATATCTCTTCATCACGCCGACTCTGTTCAACCTGATCGAAGCCGTGGAAAGCTACAAATCCAAAGCCATGCTCGACAGCTATGCAAAAATTGTCAAGGTTCCACAGAGCAGATTCTATTCCGCCATCGACCTGCTCGACGGCGAAACTTCCGGCGAGGAAATCGGCGGCTATCAGAAGGCAGATGCCGGAAAAAATCTGAATTTCATGATTATTCAGAAACAGGCTCCCGTTCAGTTTACCAAGCATAACGTAACCAAAGTCATCACGCCCGAACAGAATCAGAATGCCGATGCCTGGGCGTTTTTCTACCGTGCGTACGGCATTACGGACGTGTTCGACAACAAGCAGAACGGAATTTATGTTTCCGTTGCCGCATCCTGAGAGGTGATTTTTTTATGAAAACCATCGGTCTGACATTTCCGGAAACTCCCAGGAAAAAGCCTGCCGATTCCGGAAAATCTGAAAAGCCATGATCTACGCAGATTTTGATTATTATCAGAACGAATTCGGCGGCTCGCTGGTTCCGGAAACCGACTGGAACCGCATCGCCGCCAAAGCTGGAGATTTTCTGGATGCCGCCGTCTTCGGCAGGCTGAAAAGCGGCATTCCGGACGAAAATCAGATCAGTGTGAAACGCTGCATCTGTGAGATTTCAGAATATCTGTACGCTTATTCCGAATCGCTCATGAAAGCCGGCACAGGTCAGGCCGGCGCAAAAAGCTATGAGCAGATCGGCGCATATTCGGTCAATTATGCGAGCATCGCCGACAGCATTTCCGCTCTGACGAACGGAAACTCCGCCGGGCTGGATTCTCTGATCCGGAACATCATTCTGAAACATCTCGGAGACTCCGGCCTGCTTTACAGGGGGTGCTGAACATGTTCACGAATCTGGAAAATGCCGTCATATGGGAGAAAATTACAATTGACCGTGCTCCGGCGTACGTCCGCCATACAGTCGGCGAATGCTATCACGAATCCACAAAATCACAGCAGATCGACCGCACCCGGAGCGTTTCCCGTGAACCCGAAAATCAGGATTTCTACTGCATTCCGGCCGCTTCGCTGGACTATCTTCCCAAGCCGGATGACAGAATTCTGCCGGAATGCAGCGATTCCGACTCACCGCCCGGCGATGCTCTGACCGTCGTCACGGTCAAAAAATTTCTGTACGGTTCGGCCTGCGTACAACACATCGAGGTGACTGCAAAATGATGAATTTTCAGGGTCTGATTCTGCATTCCGGCTTTCAGGCCGGTGCAAAGCAGAAATTTTCCAAAGCTCAGAAAGTCGTGGACATTGAAGTGCTCCGGCGTTCGGATCCGTATGTGCCGTATCTCTCCGGAAAGCTCAAAGAATCCGGCACTCTCGGCACAGTCGTCGGATCCGGCGAAATCCGCTATGTTATGCCGTATGCACGCCGCCAGTACTACGAAAACGCCGGCCGCGGCAAAGAAGGCCTTCACGCTTCCGGCGGCCATGCCGGCCTGCGCGGAAAGCTCTGGTTCGAGCGCATGAAGGCAGATCAGAAAGATGATATCCTCAGAAAAGCACAGGAAGCCTTCCGATGAAGCCGATCATGCAGTGCATCCGGGATTTTATCATGACTTTCCCGGAGCTAAAAGATGGCTGTCTGTTAATCGACTATCTGGGAAATCAGCCGATTGAATACTCCGTCGAAGCCGTCCCCGGTGACAGAATTTTTAAACGCTATGCCGACGGCGGCATCGTTTACCAGCAGAATTTCATCTTCGCCAGCCGCGAACTCTATTCCGCCGATATCAATCAGCAGATCGAGAATTCCGCATTTTACGAGCATTTTGAAGACTGGATCCTGCATACTTCCGCCGATGCTCTGGATGAATTCCTCGACGGTCGGAAGACTGTCGCCCTCGGAATCGCATCCGGAAATTATCTGTTCGATGCCGATTACAATGCCGCACGCTATCAGATTCAAATGCGACTGATCTACGAAGTTTAGGAGGTTTTGAAATGTCCGATACACCCGAACTGATTCCGCGCCATAAGGTTCTGGCCTTCTACGGCGTGCCCGAAACTGTGGAAGGCGTGACGACTGTCACGTTTCACAGAATGCGTTTTTTCACAAATATCGCCAAAAACAAGAATCCGCAGGATTATACCAGAAAATATACCGACGAGAAATCCCAGCGTTCCGACGTTGTCAGCTACGCCGAAACCATCAGTGCCACGTTCGACCGTCACAGCGGTGATCCCGTGCATGAAGATATCATCGACATCAGCGACCGCGAACTTGTCGGCAGCGATGCAAAACGGGAGATCATCTGGGTGCAGGTCGACACCGGAAAAGCTGTAAAGCGCACGGTTTCCGTCGTTCCGAACTCCGAAGGCAGCGATGCGAATACTTATACGCAGTCGGCCGATTTCCGCGCCGGCGGCGAGCCTGCTGCCGGTACGGCCTCCAGCTCCGACGACTGGATGACCGCCACGTTCACGCCCGAAGGAGGTTAATCATGTACGAAATCAAAATTCTGAACGCCGCTCTGCCGTTCAATCCGGATGATGCCGATCAGGCCGAGGCTCTCGAAAACGCTCTGCAAGCTCTTGCACATGCGGCCGTCGGACTCGAACAGCAGAGAAACACACTGACAGCCTCGGCGTACATCCGAAAATATTTCGCCATTCACAGCGATTTTTTCAATGCCGTGTTTTCGCCGGATGCTTCCGGAAAAATCTTCGCAGACCAGAAAACCGATATGACCGTCTGCGAAACAGCGTTCGATCAGTTCATCGATGCGCTTTCGGCAGTCCGGGCGGCCGCACTCGCCAAGCATAACGCTCACTGGAAGAAATATCTTCCCGAATCCAATGATTAATATTTTTTATGAATCTTTTCCGGATGCCGTCACGGTCGAAGACCGTTCCTGTCCGGTCGTGACCGATTTCCGCGACTGGATGAAATTCTCCGGTCTGCTCGGCGATCAGAGCATTCCGGCACAGGTTCTGCCGTTTCTGACGGCGGCCTGGTTCCGGATGCCGCCGGCCGTTCCGACCCGTGCTCATTTCGATGCGCTTGTGGAATTCTATCAGGCACGGCCGCTCCGGCCGGACTCTGAAACATCACAGAAAAATCCCCGGAAACCGCCCGTTTTCGACTGGAACATCGATGCGCCGTATCTCCTCGCCGACTTCCGGCAGTTCTTCCGGATTGACCTGATTCATGCCGGTTCCCTGCACTGGTGGGAATTCCTGTCGCTGTTCTGCGGTCTGCCCGAAACATCGCAGTCCAAAAAAAGAATTTTCTACCGCGGATGTGACCTTGATCAGATTCCCGACCGCTTCCGGCGTGAAGAAATCCGCAGAATCCGGAACTCGATCGCTCTGCCGTACGTCATGCAGGATGACGAAATCGGCGCGGCAATGACCGGTTTTTTCCAGAAAGAAGGCGATTCTTTTGCAATATGATGGTTCGCTGATCTTCGATACCAAAATTAATACATCCGGATTTTCCGCCGGACTGGGTTCGCTCGGTTCACTGGCATCGGCCGGAATCGGCAGTATCACGGGACTTTTCAAGGCCGGAGCTTCTGCCGTGCTCGATTTCGGAAAAGCTTCCCTCGAAACCGGAAGCGAATTTGAGGCCGCTGTCACTCAGATCGCCGCCACGATGGGCTTCACAGTCGACGAACTGAAAAATCAGGAGTCCGATGCTTCCCGGATCATGCAGAAATTCGCTGACAAGGCCAAAGAACTCGGCGCAGGAACGTTTTTCACCGCCGGACAGGCCGCCGAAGGGCTCAACGTCCTCGCCATGCAGGGCTGGGGAGAAGCTGCCATCGGCATTTCTGATGCCGCTCTGGATTTCGCCACGGCCGGAAAAATCTCAATCGAAAATTCGGCTTCCTACCTCGGTGCGGCCATGAAAGGCTTCACCGAAGAAACCGGAAAATTCGGCGATGAGGCCGAAACTGCCGCCCATTATGCCGATCTGCTGGCACGCGGCATGAACCTCGCCTCAACCGATGCCAACAGCCTCGGAATAGCCTTTTCCAGCATGTCGGCGACTGCCAACGGATTCCATCAGAGTGCCGAAGAACTCGAAGTTCTCCTGCTCCGTCTCGCCGAACAGAACGTCACCGGCAGCAATGCCGACACTGCTGCACGCAGCCTGCTGACCCATCTGTACACGCCGCTGGAATCTGCTCAGAAAATTCTGGATCAGATCGGCTTTTCCGCTTACGATGAAACAGGCACCCGGAATCTGAATGAGGCTCTGGATGACCTCAATCAGAAAATCAAAGATTATGCCGCTGAACGGGCGCATTTCGTCGATGGTGCCGAAAAAAATGCCGAACTCATCGCCGATCTCCGGGATGATATCGCCAAAAATACCCAGGCCAGAGACAAAAAAGAGGCAAAAGGCACGCTTTCCGATGAAGAACGCGCCGATTATGACGATCTGATCAGTGCCGCCGCGGACAAAATCGCCGAACTGGAAAGTCAGCCCGGCCGTCAGCTGTCGGAATCTGAAATCTATCTGAACACGGTTTACCGGATTTTCGGCCAGCGCGGTCAGCCGGCTTTCATGAAGGCCGCCAACACCAATCCCGAAAAAACACAGTATTTCTTCGATCAGCTCGCCGCCGCTGACGGCGCGGCCGCCAGTCAGGCCGCCGTGCAGGAAAGCAGTCTGCAAGGCAAGCTGACTCTGCTCGATTCCGCGCTGCAAGCCCTCGAAATCGAAATTTATGAGGCAATTGACGAGCCGTTCAAAATTTCCGCTGCGAACGCTTCCGGCTATCTGGATGTGCTCACCAACGCCATGAAAGAAGGCGGTTTTCCGGCACTTCTGGAGACTTTCAGGGAAAACGCCCTGCCGTGGGCTGATGAGACAATTTCCGTTTTTGCCGATGCCTTCGGGCTTTCCGATGCCTGGAATGCTTTCAAGGAAGACCCTGCCGGAGTCATCGCAGAAACTGCCGTCAGTCTCCTGCTCAAAGGCGGAGAGGCTCTGACCCAGAACCTCGGCGTTCTGCTTCCGGCCGTCGAAACCGTCGCTGATGCGGTTTTTGATGAACTCGAAACCGACGAAAACAAAGAGCGGCTCACCAAAGTCGGCGGCGATCTGTTCGTGCTCCTTGTGGACGGCGCATTGCAGGCTCCGGTCGATATTTTCGGAATCGCCGCAAGAATCAGCGAAATCGGCCTGCAAACTGCCATGCTCACTGACTGGGGAAGCATCAGCGAAATGGCTCTGAAAGGCCTTTTTTCAGGCATCGGAAGCAGTCTGCTTACAATGCTGGACGGCTCGGACTGGGCTGTCGGTATGGAAGATCTCCTCAGCAAAGGGTTTGACATCAATTTCGATTTCCGCGGCTGGGCGGAGTATCTTCGCGATGAGTACAACCCGGAGGATATGTGGCAGATCTATGACGAAGCTTTGAGCCAATTGAGACAATCCGCACAGCAGGATTTTGAAAATTATCATGTGTTTCCAATGCCGGCGGCTGAGAGGATTCCCACTGTGGAGAATTTTTTCCAGACACACGGCAGCGGCGGAAACAGGCGTGAAGCTTCTGCGATCGAAATCAGCCAGAATCAGACACTCGAACTCGACGGCCGGCAGATTGCCGAATTTACGCGAAAAACTTCAATCGATGACAATGCTGTCTCAGGAGGATGGTAATCATGAG